GATATGGAAAGGCAAGAAAATGAACTTTAAAAAAGCTAAAATGACTATTGTCCCTCAAAAAAATCCTTTTCCAAACCCTGTAGTAGTATCAGATGCAGCGATAACTTTTTCGCCATTTGTTGTAAAACAGAATAAAGGATCAGGACCGCAAGGACAAACAAGTAAAGCACAAATTAAAAAAGTTCCCTTTAAGGGCGTAAAGTAGTATACTTCGCAAATTAATAAGGAGGTTTGTATGAACTTACTAAAAGATCTATGGGCGCATTTGAAAGAATGGTCTGATTGGAAGATGAAAGATTGGATTAAAGCTGCAATTGTAGCTATAATCGTAATAGTAATTATAGGAGCAATTTAGAAATTTAATGTGGCAACTATTAGCTAAACCCTTACTTGGCGTCGTCGCTGATGGCGTCAAGGGCTTTGTGCAAACTAAGAAAGCAAAACAAGAATTAAAAATTACTGAAATAAAAGCAACACAGAAACTTAAAGAAGACCAAATTGCGGGTAAAGTTGCATGGGAGCAAAGTGCCGTGGACCAAATGAAAGGGTCGTGGAAAGATGAGGTAAGTTTAATTGTCCTACTTCTTCCAGCCGTTTTAGTCTTCACGCCTTTTCAAGAACATATACATAAAGGCTTTATCGCCCTCCAAGATTTGCCGTCGTATTATCATAATTTGTTATACATTGCGATTTCAGCGAGCTTCGGCATCAAGGCAGGATCTAGTGCAATAGGGATGTTTAAAAAAAAATAATGAGTTACGAAGATTTATCAAAATCAGTAAAATTAAGTGAAGGCTTCAGAAATAAAATATATCAAGATACTGAAGGCTTTGATACGATAGGCTGGGGCCATAAAGTTATTTCAGGTGATCCGTTTGAAGCTGGTGTTGAATACACTGAAGAAGATCTACAAGCAGTATTTGATAAAGATTTACGAAAAGCTATTGCTCAAATGAAACAATTATGTGAGCAAAATAATATTGAAAATTTACCAGAAACAGCCGAACATGTCATTACAGAGATGTGTTTTCAGCTTGGCCAGACAGGCGTGTCCAAGTTCCGTAACATGTGGAAATGCCTGCAGGAAGCTAATTTTATAGGGGCAAGTTACGAAATGCTTGACTCGAGATGGAATAAACAAACTCCAAATCGTTGTAAAAAATTAGCGGACCTTATGAAATCATGCGGATAGAAAATTTTTTTACACACTACAAAAAAGAATTAATTGCTAGACAAAAGCAAGTAGAAGAGTCTATATTATCAGGGCTTGCAAAAGATTGGTCTGATTATAGATATTTGACTGGTAAATTAGCAGCACTTAAACAAGAAGAACAGGAACTCACGGACCTGCTTAGAAAAACGGAGCTAGAAGATGACGACTAAACCAAAACTTATTGTGCCAAAACATGTTTGGGACGGTAAAGCTGTCGAAAAACAAAAAAAGGAATTAGACAAAGTTCCTAATCCTACAGGATATAGAATAACATTATTTCCACTTAAATTAGATTCTAAAACAAAATCAGGCATAATACTTACTGATGACACTGTTCAAGAATCACAACTTACAACTAACATTTGTAAAGTTTTAAAAGTTGGTCCTGATGCTTATAAAGATAAAGAGAAATTTCCAACTGGTCCTTGGTGTAAACAGGATGATTGGGTATTAATTACTCGCTATGCAGGTTCTAGAATAAGAATAGATGGTGGTGAGTTACGAATTATTAATGACGATGAAATACTGGCAGTCATTGATGATCCAAGAGATATATTGCCAGCTAACATACTATAAACATGGAGAAGTCTATGCAACCACAAGTGCAATCAGAGCAAGATAAAATGGTGCCTATAGATACTTCGGGCGAAGCTGTCGAAGTCACCTTAGAAGATAAAAAAGTAAAAACAACTGAACCTGAAGAAAAAATTGAGGTTCAAGAGGAACAACCAGAGGTTGAGGTAAAAGAGGATAAATCTAAAGAAGAAGAATTAACTGATTATTCTCAATCTGTTCAAAGAAGAATTGATAAATTAACAAAAAAAATGCGTGAGGCAGAGCGTAGAGAGCAAGCCGCTATAGAGTATGCAAAAAAAGTTCATGAAGAAAATAAAAACTTACAAGTAACATCTATAAATACTTCACGTGAAAGACTTACATCAGATGAAGCACAGATAGCTTCTACTGAACAGTTGTTAAACACTGCTTATCAAAAAGCTATTGAAGAACAAAATGTAGAAAAACAAGTTGAAGCTCAACAAAAGATTGCTCAATTAGCAATTGAAAAAGAAAGAGTTAGACTTAGAAAAAGTAAATTAGAACAACAAGAGTCGGTCAAACCACAGGAACAACCTACGGTTGAGCAGGCCATAAATCAACCACAAGCTCAACAACAGCCTGATCCTAGAGCACAAGAGTGGGCCGAGGATAATAAATGGTTTGGAACTGACAAAGCAATGACATATACTGCGATGTCATTACATGACGAAATAGTTAACGAAGGATTTGACGCCAGCTCAGATGAGTATTATAATGAGATTGATCAAAGAATTCGAAAAGAGTTTCCTCATAAATTTGAGGATCAAAACAAACCAACGCAAAAAGTTGCGTCGGCTGTCAGAAAAACGTCCACTGGACGCCGCACTGTGAAACTCACACCCTCACAGGTAGCTATTGCAAAAAAACTTGGTGTGCCACTTGAAGAATACGCAAAACACGTGAAGGAGGCGTAATATGACTACAAAAGGTATAAAAAACCTATCACGCAAACAAGAAACCCGTGAAAAGGTGACTCGAAAGAGGGGATGGGTTCCTCCATCAAACCTAGATGCACCAGAACCACCAGAAGGTTTTCACCATCGGTGGGTACGAGCTGAGTATCGTGGTCAACAAGACGAAAAAAACGTCATTGGTAGATTACGAAGTGGATATGAACTTGTGAGAGCAGATGAGTATCCCGATAGACTGGATTTACCATCTATCGAAGACGGTAAGTATAAAGGCACTATAGGAACAGGCGGATTGATTTTAATGCGATGTCCTGTTGAAGTTAAAGAGGATCGGGATGAATATTTCCGTAATCTCACAAACGACAAGACAAAAGCAATAGAAGCTGATCTACACAAAGACGAGCACCCAGCAATGCCAATCTCTCAAGAGAGGCAAAGCAGAGTAACTTTTGGTGGCAAGAAGTCTTAATTAGTAAGATCATTGTCTCCAAATAATTTAGGAGACTACTATGGCTAACATAGACCAAGCTTTTGGTTTAAGACCAATAGCAAAAGTTGGTTCTGCCCCAGGCGGAACAACAGGTACTACTAAATACTCTATTGCAAGTGGCGCAACTGGAATTTTTACTGGTGATCCAGTGAAACAAGCAAACGACGGAACAGTCGTTATAGCAACAGCGGGCGACGCTATAAGAGGAGTATTTATGGGTTGTTTCTATACAGACCCAAGTACAGATAAGCCTAGATTTAACAATACGTTCCCTAACGGAACAGCTGCATCTGATGCGATAGCATTTGTAGCCGATGATCCTCATCAGCTATTTATCTGTCAGCAAGACTCAGCCGTTACAAATCTAGTAGCTGCAAATTTAAACGAAAACTGTAATCTGGTTTTCGGAGCTGGAAGCACCACTACGGGTATTTCTGGTGTTGAAATAGATTCGAGTTCCAAAAATACTACGGCTGCACTACAAGTGAAGTTGATTGATTTTTATGACACACCGAGTAATGACGCAACTGCGAACAACTCAGTATTTGTTGTAAAGATTAACAACCACGAACTGAACGGTGGCACTGGTACAACTGGTAGCTCGTAAAAGGCGTATAGGAGAGTAATATGGCTATTAATAGAGCCCAACTGGCGAAAGAGCTAGAACCAGGCCTAAACGCCTTGTTCGGAATGGAGTATGCCCGTTATGAGAACGAGCATGCAGAAATATTTGACCAAGAAACTAGTGACAGAGCTTTTGAAGAAGAAGTAATGTTAGTTGGATTTGGCGAAGCTGCTGTAAAACAAGAAGGTTCA